GCAGGGACTTCGATGTAAGCATTGCTACATCAGAGATTAAGGATGCCGTCACTTCACTGGTGGATTGTGCGCCCACAGCAAAGCATGCTGTGCTTGTGAATATCGGTGATTTCACACACTCCGATAACTCCAACTCCACCACGACACGCGGCACTTCCGTTGATATGGATACCCGTTACGAGAACGTCATGCGGTCAGCGGCTCACACGATGATATTCTCAATCGACAAGATGTTGGAAAAGTTCGAGACGGTGCAGGTAGTTATAGCAAGGGGTAACCATGACTCAGATTCGGCTATCGCTATCCAACTGTGCTTGGAGATGTATTGGTCAAAACAGCCAAGAGTGAACATGGTTCCGCAGAAAGGGTTTTTCCACTATTTGCAGTTTGGCAAGAACCTTTTGGGTATTCACCACGGAGACAAAGTGAAAGCTGAAAAGCTGGCCTCAATACTCCCAAGGGACATGCCGAAGGCTTGGGCCGAGACTACTCACCGATACTGGCTGGTAGGTCATTTCCACCATCAGGATGTGAAAGAGTGCGACAACGGGGTCATTATCGAAAAGAAGGGCTGCTTGGCTCCACCAGATTCTTGGCATTCAGGTCAAGGCTATGGCTCCGCATCTGTAATGGATATGATCGTGTACCGCAGATCAGGCGGGAAGGCGATCACTCACACCTACGAGATCCCCCGTGAATACCGTGAGATTGATTCTAAAATAGGCGGGTAGAGGTTATAATGTGAAAGGCGTTGCCGAATTTATCTTGACGGTCTTATATTACACTGATGGGCAGTACACGCCAGAGGATATTGAGAATCTCTTGGTTATCATAAATGAATACTCTGATGATAAGCCTGATCTCAAAATAGTGAATTTACCAATGGATGTAGAGTGATGGAGTTCCAAGTATTATTTAACGTAGCACTTTCTGTAGTTATGATGCTAAGTGGCTGGATGATCCGAAGCGTCTACGATGCGATCAATAAATTGAGAAACGATCAGGTACAGTTAGAGAGGTTGATGTATGCGGATTTCGTTAAAAAAGACGATTATCGGGAAGACATACGAGAAATTAAGTCAATGCTGTCGGGTATATTTAACAAGCTGGATAACAAAGAGGATAAAAAGTGATGGAGAAGATAAAAGCAAAGGTAGTGGGAGGTTTAGAAAAAGTTGGCAGCGCTGTGCATGGAGGCTGCGACTCTTGTCTGGGCGTAAAAACAATCGTAATAGCTGTCCTGATGTTACTCATCGTAATCGGGTAAGTTGCCCGTGGCATAGAAACGGCTGGGATTGGAAATGAAATTTCTGAAGATAAAGAATCTGGTTGGCGCTGTTGCCCCATCTCTTGGTGCAGCTATGGGTGGTCCACTGGGTGGTGCTGCCGGGAAGATTATTGCCGGTGTTTTAGGTTGTGAGCCTTCCGCCGGCTCTATCGAAAAGGCTATGCAAGAAGTAACGCCAGATCAACTTGCTGAGATCAAACGGCAAGAGCTTGAATTCGAAGCCAAGATGAAAGAGATGGATGTAGACCTGTTTGCCCTACAGACCGCTGATATTCAGGATGCCCGTAAATATTTTGCCAAAGATTGGACACCACGCATCATTGCGATAACACTGGTTGCCGGATTCTTGGGATATATATTTATGATCACCGTAGCGGACCCAGAAGACAATCCATTAGAAATTATTAATTTAGTGCTTGGCTGGCTGGGCGGTACTACCAGCGCGATTATTAGTTTCTATTTCGGCGCATCCAACACAAAGGATGATAAATGAGCAAGCTAACCGAAATGCTCCGCAGGCATGAAGGCGTAGAAACCCATGCCTACAAATGCACTAGTGGCAAGATAACTGTCGGAGTTGGTAGAAATATCGACCCTGACGGCGGGCTGGGATTGAGCGATGATGAAATTGACGTATTGCTTGAGAACGATATTGACAGGTCGATCAAGGAACTCGGAGCCGCGTTCAACTGGTTTTCCGACCTGAACGAAGCCCGCAGGGACGCCATGATAGATCTCGTATTCAACATGGGCTTGACCCGGTTAACTGGTTTTAAAAAGGCATTGGCTGCAATGGCTGAGGCTAATTATGATCTCGCTGCTGCCGAATTTATGGATAGCCAGTACGCATCACAGGTCAAAGATCGTGCCATTGAAATATGCGCAATGATAAAAACTGGCAATTATAATAAATAAAACCCTTTCTTATTCTAATTAGTTGTGAGTATAATACCCCCTCAAACAACAACGGGAGTATTAAAATGCAACAATCATTTCATGGCGCGGTCTGGAAAAACCTTTCCGCAATCAACGTATCAGAACACATAGAAAAGAAGGGCAACCTTTCTTACCTTTCATGGACATGGGCTTACAGTCAGCTATTAGATGTCTATCCAAACTCATTCTATGAGTTCTCAGAAAATACCGTCTATCCTGATGGCTCTGTTGAAGTTCACTGTACTGTTACCGTGGTCTGCTCTACTGACAAAGAAAAAACGGTTTCACGCTCTATGTGGCTTCCTGTCATGGATAACCGCAATAATGCAGTGATTAATCCAAATGCGCGTCAGGTGTCTGACACTAAAATGCGTTGCTTAGTTAAGTGCATCGCAATGCACGGTCTGGGCATTTACATCTATGCAGGTGAAGATCTACCGCAAGCAGAGGCGGCTGAACTGAAAAAGCCACTGACAGAAGATCAGGTTGATAATCTTATTGATCTGATGGAGGCCAGCGAGACTCAGTACGATTCTTTCACTCGCCACTTCAAAGTCAATTCTCTATCTGAGATGACCGCTGGTCAGTATCAGAACGCTGTGTCAATTCTTGAGAAAAAATTACAACGCATGGAGGCTGACAATGCGAGTCACTGAACACGAACAGAGAACAGAAGGTTGGTTTCAGGCGCGTCTGGGTAAGCCCAGCGCGTCTAGCTTTCACAAGTTGATTACACCTACGGGCAAGCCATCAGCTTCAGCTATGAGTTATGTTGATGAGCTGGTTGCTGAGAGAATCACGGGAAAGCAGGCCAATGTATTTGTGTCAGAAGCTATGCAACGCGGGACAGATCTTGAGCCACTTGCGGTGGAGGTTTATGAGCTTATCAACGACTGCAAGGTGTTTGACATTGGCTTCTGTCTACACGATGAGCTGGAGGCTGGTGCGTCACCTGACGGGTTGGTCGGCGATGACGGCTTGCTAGAAATCAAATGCCCAGTGGGTAACACAATGGTCAGCTACCTACGCGCTGGTAATGTACTTCCATCAAAGTACATACCGCAGGTTCAGGGGCAGTTGTGGATCACGGATAGGGAGTGGTGCGACTTTATGGCGTATCATCCCGATATGACCGTTTTGCTGGTCCGGGTTGAGCGCGATCAAGAGTTCATTGACAAGCTGGCTGAACAGGTTGAGATGGCTTGCGCACTTAGCGAAAAATTAGTTCAAGACTTTATGGCGGGATGAAATGGAAATGCTTGAATACGTTTATGAACAAACCACTGGGCTTCGGTGGCAGGATGAAGATGAAGCAATTCAACAGGTCTGGATAGTGGCATGGAATGCCAGCTTGAAGGCCATCAATCAACAAGTGAAATACTTGTATTACAACCACGGAGATGAAGCATGAGTGAGTACGACAACAGCAATCGCGGAGCTATCTGGACCAACGAAAAGAAAGCAACGGAGAAACATCCTGACTTTACGGGTAGCTTAAATGTTGAAGGAAAAGAATACTGGGTGTCAGCATGGCGCGGTGACGGATCTAATCCCAAAGCCCCCAAGCTGTCATTCTCGGTAAACGCCAAAGACGCAATGCCTGCAAAGGCTTCAAAGCCAGCGCCAGCGTTTGACGATAATCTTGAACTCGACACGCCTTTCTAGTCACTAACGCCCCCTTCGGGGGGCAATTGGAGTACCTTATGAATTTTGGTGAAAATTTACGAAAAATATTGTCAGACAGGGGGATCAAGCATTCCTACATGGCTGAAAAATTAAACATGTCACAGCAGAGGTTTCACTGGGTCAGCAAGAGCAGGGATGTAAAGTTATCACTGGCAGTGAAGATAGCTGATGCACTGGAAATCACTGTATACGACTTGGCGGGAAAATAGATGGATACGACCGGGAGAAGATGGGTAGTGAACAGCGAGTTCACAAAAAATCAGTTCTTAGAATACGCAGAAAAGCTGTTTGAAGATCACAAATATGTGACATTCACATGGGTAATCGGCAAGAAGCGCAGTCAGGCTCAGAATAACGCCCTGCACCTGTGGCTTGCGCACTTGGCAGGCGTACTTAATGAAGCTGGCTTGGATATGAAAAAAACACTAAAGCCTGAAGCGGAGATACCGTGGACAGCAGACCGAGCAAAAGAATTTCTGTGGCGACCTATTCAGAAGGTGGTCTTGGAAAAAGAATCAACCACTGAGCCAACGACATCTGAGCTGGTTCAGGTGTATGAGGTTTTGAATAGGCATCTGGCAACGAAGTTTGGCGTGTCAGTGCCGTGGCCTACCGGGAGGGAATAATGATTGATTACAGCGTAAAACAAGAGTGGCGTGACCATGCCGACAAAATGGCAACGGGTGAGAAGTTTAATTCAACCACGATCAAAGAATGCGGGGAGGGTCAGGTAGCCGGGACCATCGGTGAGCTGGCCTTCGGTCGGTATCTGATAGATTCAGGGCTTGGCTTTGATTACGTTGCGCAAGATTCTTTTGATCACGATTTTGAGGTGATGGGTAGCCGGGTTGATGTCAAGACCAAGAAGTCAGTTGGCAAGCCTAAACCGACCTATATGATCCGTGTGCCACTGTCGCAGCGAGATCAAGACACAGATACTTATGTGTTCACCTACCTGTCAGATGACAGGATCTGGTTACTGGGCTGGGAAGACAAGCAAGACTTCTGGCGTGGCAGGAAATCATTCGTAGCGCGTCAGGGTGACGTTATTGACGGCTTTGTTGAGAAGGTGGATTGCCGGTATATGTTCGTTGAAGATTTAAATAATTTTGAATCATTTGAGATGTCATTTGTGGCGGTATAGGAGAGCGTAATGGAGATTGAGCAGGATTTGATGAAGGCGGTTCATGTGGCAAAAGACCAGCTATTGAACGGCTTGGAGGGCATGAGCAGGCAGCAGCTTAAAGAACAGTATGACCTGCTGGTGTCTCTTGAGGTTTTGTTTTACCGCAATTTTGTCAGGCCGTATTTTTTAGCTTTGAAGGAACTCGATGAAAACCAGACGCTGCGCCCAGTGCAGGAAGAAGATCCCCGAGACTGATGCGATCATATCCAGCCTGAAATCCT